GCAGAGTTATGAGCGCCTGTAGTGTTTGCTGTTAAAGCATTTGCGCCAACGGCTGTGTTGTGGTCTGCTGTAGTGTTAGCGTCTAAAGCTCCATACCCCAAGGCTGTATTATTATCTCCAGTAGTAATAGCTGTACCAGCCTCATCACCCACGACTACGTTGTAGTTACCGCCAGATGTTATTGAGTTACCAGCATTTACCCCTGCCCTAAAGTTAGATGTTCCTGCTGAAGCAGTAATAATATCTGCACCATTTGCAAAGGTTACGTCTGAAGAAAAATCAGTGGCATTTGCATCTATATAAGCTTTAATAGATTGTTGTGTAGCTAGTTTAACTGCTGAGTTACTAGCCATATTATCTTCATCAGCTATATCTGTAATTGTAACAGTGCCATCTGTAAGACTTCCAAATGATATTGTTCCAGATGCAGTAACAGATGTAATATTGGGATTAGCACCTGACCCAGCTAATGATGCCATGTCAGCTATTACCGCAGATGTAGCTAATAAGTTAAGGTCATCTACTATTGCACTTGTTGCCAACACATTTAAATCAGTAACTATATCGCTTGTTGCTAGTATAGCTAGGTCAGCAACAATATCTGTTGTAGCAAGAATTGCTAAGTCAGCAACAATGGCTGTGGTTGCTAATACGTTTAAGTCAGTAACTATATCGCTCGTTGCTAACACATTTAAATCAGTGACTATATCACTGGTAGCAAGGATATTCATATCATTAACTATGTCAGTAGTAGCTAAGATAGCTAAGTCGGCAACGATGGCTGTAGTTGCAAGAGTGTTTAAATCAGAAACTATATCTGACGTTGCTAAAATTGCCATGTCAGCAACTATATCTGTAGTGGCTAGTATGTTTAAGTCAGCAACTATAGCACTTGTAGCTAAAGTATTCATATCAGCAATAATATCTGTCGTAGCAAGGAGAGCCATGTCTGCAATCGCAGCAGTAGTCCCCAAAAGTGCCATATCCGCAACAACCGCACTAGGAGATAAAGCCGCCATCGCAGTTACATTTGCAGATGTACCAAGAGCAGCCATTGCAGTTACATTCGCAGATGTTCCAAGAAATCCCATGTCCTCGACAACAGCAGAGGTAGACAATAAAGCCATGTCTGCAATAACCGCAGATGTAGCAAGTAAATCCATGTCAGCAACAACAGCAGATGTACCTAACAAATTCATATCAGCAACAATTGCCGCAGTTGCCAGAGTATTCATGTCTGCAACAGCGTCACTAGTTCCCAATAATGCAATTGAAGCTGTGACTGCTGAGAGACTTTGCACCTGGGTAATTGTCGGACCAATTTCTGGATTACCTGTTGAGCTGTTAAAAGCAAGAACACCACCCAAGCGGGTCGCTTTATTTGGAAGTGTCATGTTTATGCTAGTTGCGTCATTAACGGGCGCTATAAGAGTTCTGGCCCTTCGCTCCTCTGCATCCCCCAATGCCATCGCAACAGTGTCAAAATCGCCCTCTAAGGCCGCAGCAGTTATATTACCGCCCGATGTATAGACTCCAGTCCTTCCAAGAGGGACATCTGACAAGATAGTTACTATAACACCGTTGCCAGGCGCGGTTCCAAAAACCACTGAACCAATCCCATTTGCATGAAGGCCAGCGTTTGAGGAGCCGTCTTGGATGGCATAGTGTGTGCTCTCGGTTTGTAACGTTGAGGTCAGAAATACCTTAACATCGCTCGTTGCATTAACTCTAAAACTAAAGGCAAAAGCAGTTGTTGAACCGTTTCCTGTTGCCTGGGTTCTGCGAAGAACGTCTGTTACGTCAAAAGTAGCCATGTTATTTCCTATCTACTAGTATGGTTTCTATACACTTTAAGCACAAGTTTGTCATTACATATCATCTAACATGTTGTTAATATCCATTTGGACTGCATCAACTTCCGAATTGGAAGGTTTTTTAAGGCGATTTTTATTGTGTCCAGTATAACTTTTATATTCATCCCTTTGCTCTATAAGCGCTCCAAGTTCTGGATATTCGAGCTTTAATAATTTTTGGGCGTAGCCTTTGTACAATGAGTCAATTGCTCTAAGCCCCTCCACTTGCTTGCCAGCTGGAACAGAAAGATATGAATCGTGATTATCAGTGCCAGGTGTTAAAAGTTCCAGGTATGTTTCATAGGCAGATATAGGGGCGGGAACGTCAGCAAAAACTTTATCTGCGTATATTGACCTTTCGGGGTAATTATACAATTCTATATATCGGTTGTATTGCTCGCCATTTAGCTTAATCATCGGCTGGTTCATTGTGCGAGAAAGCATACTTAGCCCAACTCCCAGCCTCTCTAACTCGTTATTTAAAATATCTTTTTTAGGCCGCTTTAACACTTTAAAAGGTAAAAACGTTTGCCATCTATTTCCCCTTGCGCTGCCATCCTCCATAACATACGCGCCAGTGTATACTTTTTCGAACCAGCGATTAACCTTTGGGGGTAACTTGTTTGAAAGACCTGGGATTCGAGCTTGATGTTCTCCAAGCGCTTCGTAAAACCCTCGGATAATAGGCTGGTCTTGAAAGAACGTAGTTTCTGCATACTGGTCTGCTGGCAAAGTATTTGATGCTTCTGGATTTAAATAACGCTCAGTGAACCCGCTTAAAGAGTTGCTGTACTGACCTAAAGTTTTAAACTGTTGGCCTATTACTAATCCAGACTTTGTTATTTGTTTGGAAAGTAATTGTTTAATACGGTCTCTCTTTTGCCCTGGCTCTTCAAAGCTCGAACCCGCAAGCTCTAAAAGTTCACCAAGGAACTGGGTCATAGGCAATGCGGTCGTAATGTATTTCATAGTCGCAAGACCTAAATTTAGGCTCATTTCTTTGTTGCTTGTATCGTCATCAGAATACATTAGAGCCTCTGATGTGTCAGAAATCATCGCAAGAACCCCAGAAATTGGGTCATACCTTTCATATGAAATCCAATTCCAATCACCCTTTTCATCTCTAGTTCCGATTGAATAGGGCCTGTGGTTTTCAAGCCATCTTGACCTTTCTAGCTTTTTAGTAGGGCCGTAACCTGTAATAGTGAAATCATCAGAAACACCACCTTTTGCTGCGAACATAAGCGAAGAAGCAACTCCAGTTGAAAAAGTAATTTTAGCTATCATTTCCCTTCTTTTTGGCCCTGGTTTTAATAACTCTGACTCCATCCCTTTATAAACTAAATCAAATGGTAGTATTAAAGGGCTGCGCTCTCCAATTCTTCTCATAATTTGGGTCGGGGTTTTGAAAAAAGGTACGAATATCTTAGTAATTGGGTGAGACATTATTCCAGAAACTGAATCAAAAACTGGAGGCAAGTCATCTTGAAAAGTCATAACTTTTGCAAATTCTTGTCCCGCGTCAAAAGCCTCTGGGCTGTGTAAGGTTTTTAAATAAGCATCTAAGCTAACTTGTTTTGCTTCCTTTTTAGAAAGACCGTTTGCAATAGCTGACTTATAAGCTTCTATTTGTGAGCCAACAGCAACATTCTCCATTTCCATGCCTCGACCCAAAGCTTTGAAAAATTCATCAGCGGCTAACATTGGTCTAAAGCCTTGCATCCGCATTAAAGTCCCTAAACCATCAAAGAATAAAGCCCCTGCCGATTCTAGGCCTTTCCCACCATCAGCGGTTCTACGAAGGCCAGCTCCTTGAGCACTAACAGCGTTCATACTTTGAGAGTCAAATTTAGAAGTAAGGTCCCCAGTCATAGACCGTTCATGCCTCGCTGCGTACAAGCCAGCTTTTAAAGCTTGAGTAAAATACTTTCCTTGTGCTGTAAGCATAGCTAAAGATTGCCTAGAATCTCCGGCAAGAAACTTTTCAATTACAGCTAACTCCATCATTACAGTGTTACCCGCAGCGTTCCAAACATGGGTTAATGGGTTTGACAATAATGCAGAGGTATAAATTTCTGTAAACATTGCCCCACCTTTAGACAAGAAGCCTCGTGAAAACGCCCATTTCTGTCTGTTGCTAGGTAATTTCTCATAGAAACTAAGTATTTTGTCTAAGCTTTGTTCTCCGCCAAAACTTTCCATAAAAATATCCAGGTTGTTTTCGTCAATAATTCCTGTTGGCCCAGAATTTTGCCCTAACATTCCTCTGTTGTCTTGACCCGAAGCCTCAAGCATTAGCTTCATATTCTCCATATATGCCTTAGATGGGGTCACAATTATTTTATTCGCAACAAAAGCAAATCCAGCATCACTCTTTAGCTGTGTAAGTGAAAGCTGAGCAAATGCCTGGAGTGCAATACCTTGAGCATATTTAGCTTTATCAACTCGACTGCCTGACACTTTGTAAGCTTTTTGCAATCTTACGACTTCAGCAGCGATTGAAACAACAACCCTAGAGGCTGCATAAGACTCTGCTGGGGTAAAGGTTCTAGCGCCAGGCTCACGGTTTACTAATTGTAAAAAAATATCTACCGCTTCTATACTTTCAGCTTCTTTAATAACGCCTTTCAAACTGTTAATGCGTGACTTAACTGGTCCGTCTAGGTTTGAGATAGGCACTTCTTTATAAGTTTTATAAATTGCTGCGATTAAAGTATGCAATTCGTCAGTTGTTGCAGCCTCAACATTGTCTGGGTCTTTAGCTGCACGCTCTGCAATCTTTGACAGGTTAGGTAAGATTACTTTGAAGTCTACATCTACATTTGTAAATTTGCTAATAGCGTCTATTTCATCAGTCGTAATAGCTCTAATAATAGTATTTTTTCCCTCAATGTTAACCAAGGGCGCGACTACATCAGTTTTTAACCGTGAGGGTTTTAGAACATCTTCCGGTGGGCCAATCTCTACTTTAGGTGCGGGAACTGGCCTACGAACAACATCAGCTACTGCTCCACCACCTTTATTAAAAAGACCAGCAACTTCAGTTCTAGACTCTGCTTCCTGGCCGTCATCAATTAACTCTAAACCAGAATCCACAGCAATAGCTTCAGCTTGTGCATCTGTCGCTACTTCTTCTTCTATTACGGTTTCTCTATTGAGCGCCATCTTGTTCTCCGTTCTGAGTAGCAGCTAGACTTGTTATTGCAACTGGCCCAACAATTCCGTATTTTTCTAAGATTTTAATCATGTTGTCATCAAATATAACAAAATTACTTGAAGTGCCGCTAGTTTTTCGTGCTGAATTGTCCAAATATTTTATACCAGGAATACCCGCTTCTGCTAGTTTTTTAGATGCTAATCTACTAGCATCCGACTTTTTAAACCCAGTATAATATGGTAAATTTTTACGCTCGTTTAAAAGCTTATCATAATTATCAACAGCTTTGCGGCCTATATCCGTAAGGTTTTGTTGATAGCCACTTGAATTTTTTGAAATAATATCACTCAATTTTTTTAGTTCTATGTTAATTTCTGCTATTCTGCCAGTTGTCTCTGCTGTTTCTGTTTTTGCAATATTAGTCATAATGGCCTCAAGAATCATGCTCCCAGACATGGAGGTATAATCCTCTTCTATATAGCCAGCTCTTATAAGTTTCTCTTGTACTTGTTTAGTTTGCCGTGAAAACGGTAATTCGTTATCAAGCAAATCTTCTGGCTTAGGAGCCAATCCAACTTTGTATACTTTGCCATCGGTAGAATTATTAGTGACTCGCCCACGCAATGCTTCCATTTTTGTAACTTCATTAGCGTAAAGGGCGGCCGCGTCTTTATTTCCAAAATCAAGCATTTCTTGTTGAGCTTCTTTAGCTTCTTTAATTGCTTGCTCTAAATTACCGCCTGTCGCGCCAAGATTGTCAGCAATATCTTGGTCCCCGACAACCCAATCAAAATGCTTGTTGCCACGAATAAAAGGCGTACCATCAATGTCAACGCTTCTTGAATGAGCATCACGGTAATACTTGGCGATGTCTTCCTCTTGTGCAAAATAAAGTCCATACCCAAATGCTTGCGCTCCTTCACCTGTACCAATCATACCAATTTCAAATTTATTAAAATTGGCCCCTGAGCCGTGAAATGCTATTATGCCAGGCTCTGCTTCTGTTGGCATTATAATCGAAACTGGCTTTTCGGCTGTCGGCGGCTCGAACCGTCCAGTCTCAAAATATCGTGCTTGGGAATCTCCAAACCTTTCGCCCACTTTAGCAATACCAGTGTCTATTGCTTTGTCTATTTCACCGGCGCCCATTGAAGACATAGTTGTGGTATTCTCACCAGCATCGAGGCGTGCTTGCGCGTTTTCGCCCATATCACCTAAAAGCTTTTTTCCAGTATCCACAACCGCCTCCCCCGCTTTAGCCACAGCTGGGATTGCATTTGATAAAGTATTGCCAAATGTTGCTCCAATGGCATAGCTTTCTAAAGCTTCTCCAGCGCTAAAGTTTTCTTGACCACCTCCGTTTATTTTAACGTTTTGGCGGGCTAAATTATCAGCAGCTGTATAAAATCCAGCCTCAAGGCCAATGGTCGAAAAGGGGGCTTTAGCTGTGCTCATGGCTACCTTGCCAGCATTTGTTAAAATACTTTGCTCCAGAAATTGCTTTAATCCCTGTTTGGTCATAGCTTTTAAGGACTCTCTTCCAAGAGTTCCTATGCCTAGAGTACCTAGCCCGACCCAGCTTAAAGGGTCAGCCGCAACATTAAACAGACCTTTTGCTACATTGCTGGCTAAAACGCCTTCACGGTCAGATGTCTCAAGCATATAGTATAAAGCACGTTGGACACCTGGGGGAGCATTAATTAACTTTGCAGTATTAACACCCATCGCTGTTACGTTCATGTTAAATCTGTTCATAAAGTTAGCGCCCCAACCTCCATAATACTCAGAGTCAAGACCTGTTTCGCTTTGGTCTATAGCTGATTGAGCTGCATCTACTGGCAACCAGCTAGGTCTTTTGTTTATGTCGCTCTTACCTTTATTAAGATAGCTGTGGAGTAATCGAGAAGCGGTTATAAAATTAGGGTCATTTAATTCAGTGCCTTGTTCTTGAGCAGCAACATTAGCTAAATTGCTTTTTTCAAATATCTCATGCGGCAATGGATAAATACGACCACGATTAAGGTCATACTCGTTAGACTCCTTAGTGTTTTTAACCATACCTTCTGGGTATTCGCCCCAGGGCAATGGAACTTCGCCAAATCCAGCCTTAACTTTGAAAGTCTTAGGGTCATGGTAAAAAAAATCTGCATTAGTTTCAGAATTTAATTCAGCTGTTGCCTCTTCCCAAATACCCATCAGTCGCTCCAGTTATCTTTTAAATCAACGCCATCATACTCTGCTGCTTCTAGAATATCGTTTATTTTTTTTCTTCTAAGATTGTCTGTTCTGTTATCTTGCAGACCGTTTAACTCTGCTAATAACTGATTTTTAGTTTTATCATTTTTCAACAAAAGACGATTATATCTAGTTAAATCTTGACCATTATCATCATCAATAAATGGTGTTAAATTTTCATCAAGCCATACGTCAACATCAAAATCTAAAGGGTTTTTTCTCTTTGCAGCATCCATTAAAAGCTCAAATTCTTGCATCTTATTAAATCTGCTGTTCTGAGCCGCAGTCGGGTTAAACATCATTCCCATAGGTAACCTAAAGCTTTTCCTAATTCTTTTTAATCCGTCAGCATAATTAGAGTCCATTCGACTTCTTATAGTGTTAGAATAATCTTTATAATCTTTTGAACTAAGGTCGCCGTTCAAATACATTTGATTAAGTTTTGTCAAATTAACCTGGTCAACGCCGTTTCCAATAGCCTCAGTTGAGGACAATTTCATATCTAAAGCTGAAATTTTAGACACGTTTGAGTTTTCGGGAATAAACAAAGTGCCGCCATCTGTTTGGATTTGATTAATCTTAGTTCTTCTTTCTTGAATCTCAGAGCTAAGCCTGGAATTTTCTGATTCAACTCTGTCAAGAATTCCTAAATAGTTCTCTAAATTTCCCGCTGGGTCTGATGCAATCTTAACTAAAACCTTTGCAAGCTGGTCATCCATATTATTTAGAATTTTTTTATCGTTTTCAATTATTTGCCTAGAAAACAACTCTTCATCGTTTACTGTTTGCATCCAAGCATTTCTAGCCGCTGTAATTACTGCAAGCTTTCCTTTGCCAGATTTTAGGATATCAACAGCTGTTTGCAGTTGAGGAGTTACGCTTTCCCCTTTTGCTATGTTTTGGTATATTTCATATTTGTCTTCGGCTAAAAATATTTCATTAGAAATGTAACCTTCAGCAGCGTTGTTTATTTCATTGTCAAATTTTAAAGCAAGCCCCTCAATTTCAGATTTTGTATAACCCGCACGCAACGCGTGATTAAGTGTGTTAGCTTTGTAAATTAATAAAAAGTCTTTAGTTGCCTCATTGTATGAAGGCGAACCATCAGCCATTGTCCCCAACGGCACACCTAAATCAAAAAGATTTGGAATTACTTTACCAAAAGTTAAATTTAGGCCCATTGCAAAAGATGCTTTATCCTCAATTTTACGATTGGCTAGATAAGTTTTGGCGTAGCCGTTATATTGAGCGTTTCCAATAGTTGCAATTTCAGCTCTAAATTGTTTTGCATATATTGGGTCTATGCCATCTAAAGTTTCACCGTACCCTTTTACTATTTCGCCAACTTCGTTAAGAAAAGCCGCAGGACTAGCATCGTTTATCTGTGCATTGTTTAGTGCCTCAGAAAGAGATGTACGCGCCATAATTGTAATTTGGTCTGAAACAGTTTTTAGTCCTTGTGCGTAAGCTGACCTTTCAAATAATGAACCTGTTTGATTACCAGGCAGCGATAAGCTTTCCCCACTATCCATAGCAGCTCTAATCTGTTCAGCTGTTGGGGCCTTATCCGCACCAAATTCAGCTCCAGCTACCTTTGCTTTAATTCTTTCTTTATCCATTAACTGAGATGTCATCCGGTCCATTGCCTGACCAAAATTAGCCGCGCCTCTAGCCACAGCTTTTGATGCCGCGAAATCAATCTTAGGAACTTGTAGCGCTACATTCGCACGTTGATATGGTATGTTACGGGCCACTTGTAGCTCCCCCAGACCAAGTGCTCGCCATTTCATTTACATTTTGAGCACCCTTAGTAAAAGCCATAATTTTACCCATTCGCCTAGAAGTTCTAGCAGCTGAGAAATATTGGTTAGCTTGATAGGTCCCCATTTTTCTTGCAATTTCTGCGTTATTTAAAGATATCCTACTGTCTCTCATCGCACCAGAGAGGCTGGCAAGGTCAAGGTAGTGATTGCTTGAGCCAGACTGGAATGGAGATAGTCCACCAGCTGCTGCCCGTGCGGTGCTTGAGGCTAAGTTTGCTATCACTCTTTCCTTAATCGCGTTACTTTCTAAGGTATAATTAAGCGCAGACACTCGGCTTTGAACTTTTGCTTGCTCAGCTTGGGCAATATATTGCTCAGACTCGGCATTGCCTTGCAAAATTGATGCGGCCATTGTGCCAACTGTTGATATAATTGCTGTCATTTATACGCTCACTTTATAATCGAGACTTAAAACAGTAAAAAATACTGGTTGGTCCTGGCTAATGGTTATTTGGGCATCTCTAGTGTAACCCAAAAACCCTTGTGTTTTCTTTTGTCCGGTGAATGTCGGAACTTTGCCTAGCCCACTTATAGGCAGCGTTTGCAAAGGTATGTTCCTAGAATTGATTGTAATATTCTGAGACCGATACAACCTGGGCGTTACTTCAAGTATGCGTCTTTTCTGAGAAGAGACAGTTCCAGAAGGCAGTCGAGGTTCAAAAGGTTGCGTTTTCAATGTCACCGTATAATTTAGCCCGACTTCTGCGTACACAGATGGCACACCGCCAAGGGTTGCATTACCACCAGACACAGTAAAATCAGCATCAACAATATCATCTCTAATAATTTTTACTACTTCACCGTTAAGATGAGCCAATCCGCCAGCTGTTGTGTTTGAGGGCTTCGCCTGGTCGGGAGCTAAAGGGTTTGCATAATATTGAATTGCACTATCTGTCGTTCTGTCATCGTCAAAAATTTCAACGTAGTATTTTGCAGCTCCGCCTATGGTTCTTTTCACAACTGTATAAATCTGGTCCAGGTCTACACCGACATCTATAAAATCTCCGTCAGTGGTCCAGGAGGAGGGTGCAACGATTTGCTGGCCCTTGTTTAGCATGAAAGCGGCAATGGTGCCTTTATAGCCAGTAGATGCGGCCCTGTAGCCAGTTGAGTTCAAACCATTGACGAGGAGGAGGAGGTCCCCTTCTGTGGTGTCAGTCGCGGGCCGCAGGGCCATCCTTTGTGGGTCAACAATCAAGTGGGAGGACAGTAAAGATATGTTGTTCGCCACATAGGATATTTCTGTATCTGAAAAAACCATTTCACGTAAAGTTTTGCCCTGGCGCTGGATGAATAGTGTACCACCTTCAGCTCCCTGTGGACGGATTCCGTATTTTGAACCGCGCTTTGTTGTTGATTTAACTACAATGTTGGACGGTGTTATTGGGTCAAGGTTTGCTTGGGGAATAAAGAACTCGCCACCAGTTGTGAATATCTGCAAGTCTCTTCCAGAACGCAGGGCGGTAATAGCATTTACAGTATCAGTTGCTAATGTGACAAAAATTGCGTCATCATCCAGACCTTCTGCTACGTTAAAGTTAAAATAACTGCTAACCTTGCTGCCAAAAAGGGTGGAGGGCAGCTGTGCCGACCCTCCAAAGTAGAGGCGGCCTTCATGGAATGTGCAAGTTCTGGGCCAGCCTCGAGTAGCAGACCACGCTGGTTCATAACCTTGGATTAAATCCCAGCTATTTGCGGCAATAGCTCCTGTGCTGTAAAAAGGAACTTCTGTTATAGCAGTTACAACAGTAGCGCTTGTGACTGAAATTATTTTTGCTCGACCAAAACCCGTGTAGCTTTGAATTCTTTGACCTGTTGTTACACTGCCAAAGACACTAGCGGAAGCAGTTAGCGTTATTGCACCAGAGACAGCTGACGGAGTTAGTGTTGCATTAGGTTGACTAACCGCTTCAGTAAAAACAGTGTACGGAGTAGTTTTATCAGGATTAGTCGTGAAATCTATTGTTGCTGTTGACCAGGTTGAATTGTTTGCTCCCCTCGTAATCTTGAAAGGAACAAAGTTTTCATTTGCAAAAATTATAGTGTCACTGTTTTGTGTATAATATAGTTTGTCGATATCAATTGCTGAAACAGAATAAAGAGTTCCTACTGTGCGGTCTAAGTATGCGTTTCCCGAACCGTTTATATTTGTCTGTACGACCCCATTAACAAAAAACCGAAACCGAATTGTTGACGCAGTATTAAAAACTGACGCTAAAATCATTAGGTTTTGAGTTGTGGAGAATTCAAAAGGTATTAAAACGCATCCGTTTGCTGCGTTGTCAGCTGTAGCGTCAAACACAAACTTTAGGCCAGGGCGACGAGAAACACCGCCTTGCGGCTCAAATAAAACATTATCAGCTATAGCCACAGACTGGTAATATTGTTCTAAGTCGATTCTACCTTGGAGTAGGGGGTCGAGTTCTCCTACAGTAAATCCAGATTGATATTGCTGGACTCTACTCATCTAACGTCCACCAGCAAATAATCCGAAATTACAGTTGGAGTTTGACCGGAGCTATCGATAGAACATGCCTGTCGGAAAAAACCACCTCGCTGATTATCGCCTGGTGTACCCAAGGCAACTGCTCTCCAATAATCTGTCTTTGTTGTCTGGTCAGTTATAACCTCGGCTAAATGCCAGGCTAACTGATACGTCAAAAGAGTTACGAAATATGTGGGCATCCGCCCTTCAGCAACTGCCTTTTGATAATCTATGAATATATCGGCTGCTTCAGTAAACAAAACTGTTGAGCCATTTTGACTTTGACCAATTTCCCAATTCTTATATAAGTTCGCACCAGCTGCGGAAGAAGTCCTGACCGCTCTAGGAACGCCGTTTAGCATATCGCTTGGAAGATTGTATTCGTAAGTCCACTCAGAATTAGGAGTTAAAGTTCCTCGACTTAAATTTGCTTTTTTTAATGTAAATGACCAATGGTACATCCCTTGAGTGGTGAGAGAGATTTCATTGTAAATTGTGCTACATGCTGCACCAGCTGCGGAGCCATCTGCAAAACTGGTAATTGGTTCTGCTCCGAGAAGTAATAACGCTTTGTTACAAATCCCAACACTACTATCACCAGCTGCCATACTCTACTCCACAAGGTTGAAGAAGGGGCGGCGAACCGCCCCGACTTTAAGTTATTTAATCCCCATCAGTATTTGCGAGGACCGTTCCGTCTGTGACATCGACTACACCAGAAGCGTTAGTCAAAACATAAACCAGAGCAGCAACATAAGTTCCACCAGTAGAAGTGTTACAGAATATTAAATCTCCAACCTCCACTTCAGCAGAAATTAGGTTGAAATATCCAGCTGTGTTAACAGTCGCAATAGTGTCTGCTGTAGCATATGAGAACATCTGTGGAGCCGAGCCTTTTTTAGACTGACCTCCAATTGGGTTTAATCCCGCTCTTGCAAAAGCCATGCTATTTACTCCCTTGTTGTTATGTCGATGATACCAGCGGCATCAATTGCTACTGCTCCCATAGACATGGTTGAAGCGATTAGGTACGAGGTTTTCTCAGGTATCCAATCGATTTTTGTTGATGGAGCAATTCCAACACCACAGCCCAGCGCGTGTTTGTGAAACGCGAAGTTTGTTCTGTCAGATGAGCTGTCTATTCCAAGACCGCCTTCGTCCATGTCGCCAACAACATGGATTGTGAAACCCATGAAGCTTCCAACATTTCCGCCACCTTGAGTTAAAGCTTTTATAGACGCATAATCTGCGCTTACTGCTCTCTCATCACCAAGTAGAGATGCTAAACCTGATGCGTGGATAACCATATGTCGGTCACTAGCTGGCACGTTTGCTACGTTAAGAGCTTTCGCTGCGGCAATAATTTTACCTACGTTCAAATCTCCAGCAGCTGCACTGCCTGATGTTACAACATTATTTGCAATTGTTGCACCAGCGGTTGCTGCTGCCAAAGCATCAAGGATTACTTGGTCCTGACGACGACCGATTGCATTACCAACTAATTCGGCTAGCTCGCGTCTTTCATCAAAGTTAACTTTTGCTTGATTAAACACATCTGAATATTCAGCAGCAATGTAATCAACCATTGTGGCAGATACTGTTGCAAAAGCTGTGTTTAATGGCACTACATCGGTTTGAGGGGTGCGAACTGTTGCACTTCCTTTACCAACACTTGGGAAATTTACTTGGCTTCCCACAACGCCTGTTCTCATCCGGCATAAACCTTGAAGTTTAGACGTGGCTTGATAAGCCTGCTTTACTTCAGAATCAAATAACTGGACAAAAGCTGTACTGAGTCCTGTACTCATATTACTTCTCCATAAAAAAATTAAAAGGGTTTGCCCTGGTTATCGGAGGAACTCCGGCCTGGCGGAAATCATTCAACACTGGCCTTTAGGGTTATCAGTTACTTAAACCTGTACAGCAAAAAACTTATTCTGTAAAGATACCATACTATAATTTTAACCAGGGAAACTTTCGCCACGCCTTTTGTATATTTTACGGGCAACATCATTGCTGAATTTTGCATCTGAACCGTAACGAGGGTCTGCCATCATAGTATCTATTTCATCTTGGAAATCAGAATCTGTCATCGCAGCTTCAGATACAGCAATATTTGGTAATGGGGTCATGTCGCCAGTTAGAGACCGAACTGTCTGCAATAATCGTTGCCCTTCAGCTGTGCCTCCCCAAGAGTTCATTTCCTCACGCTGAGCATCTGTTATTACACCCTTGCGAAGCAGACCATCAGACCAATTTACATTGCTTTGAATACTTTCGTTTGCATTTTTACCTAGAGATTTAAGCTCAGTTTCGTAATCATTCTGAATTTGCTGGTTAGTTTCGCCGCCTATACTAGCAATGCTGGTCGCAAGTTCGTCGAAGGCCACCTGATTAAGTCCAAATTTCTTAGCCCAACCCAAATAAGCATCAACAATTGGGTCTTCATTTGAAAACCCAGCATCGTCTAGAACCTTAGTATCAAACTTTTCTGGGGCCTTATGCTTGCCTTGAGTAAACGCTTTTTCTAATTCCTCATAGCTTTTAGTCATTTTCTCTAGCTCAAAACCATCCTCATTCCAGAATTTCTCAGGAAACCAATCTGGTCTTTCTAGGGCTTCTTTTGTTTCTACAACCTCTTCTGCCTCTGGGTCTAAGTGAGGAACAACAACTTCTGCTTCGTCTTCAACAATCTGTTCACTTCCAGCAACTGACCCCATTAGCCCGTTAGGCATTGCGGTTGTTGCTTCGGCTTCTTTTGTCTCAGCTTGTGCGTTCATGTGCTCTTTTTATCCTCTGCTTGATTTCTCTGACTAAACTATTTTGACCCTCGCGGCTAAATCCAAAGCTTGAGTCTGCCCCAGGCACCCAAGAGGGCTGGTCAATCGTAATGTTTATTAAATGGTTTAAGACTTTTTCCCCTGCTTCGGTTGAGAAGGTTCTTGAGAAAAGAAAATCTAATTCCTGTTGCAAGTCTTTATTCTCAAATTTAAGGGCAGGGGTAGCGTCTACTCCGTCCCAACCGACATCGTTTATACTTCTAATTCGGTCGGCTTGGTTCATACTGGAGCACCTCCTTGTGCTTGAGCGGATGGTCCTTGACCTGGAGCAGCCTCGCCAGCCCCTTGCATTTGAGCAGCCATCATAGCTTCAGCTTGTGCAGCCATTTGTTCTTGCATTGCCTGGCGTTCTTCTTGCGTAGTTCGAAGTGATGCTGGAATTCCTAGCTGGTCGGCAATGTAATCACCGACTGCATCCATTTTAATAAGCGTCTGTCCTACTGGACCAAGAGCCTGAGAAATCTGCATAAATTGCATTACCTCGTTAATCTTATCCATATTTGAGGCCATTGCCAAAGGTGATATTGGTGTAACGTTGACCTGCAATCCGTTGACTTTTAACGGTAAATCTATCATTCCCATTTCGTCCATAAGCTCAAGTGTACGTCTAACAATTGGAAACATTGTTTCTGAAATCAAACGACCAAATGCTGCACCCATATTCTGAGACAGCTCTTTCATGCGTTCAACAATCTCTGTTGCTGACCTGGCTGACATATTATCTGGCGGTAGCGAGGTATCTAGCAGCGTTTGTTTTATCTGCATTCGCAAATCATTAGTAAGTATTTGCGAGGTATTGGCATCTCCACTACGCGGGAGAGGTTGAAGGGAGGGACCTCGAGGCCCACCGTTTGAGGAGACACCAATTATAGCGCCAGGTACAATGGATATTGCTTGCGGGTTTAAAACCCCGTCATCAACCGCAGTAAAGACACCGCCGATACTGATGCTGGCATTTTTTAGTGTTAATTCAACAACTTTGTTTAATGTCTTAATGTCGGGCAGGGCGTAGAGAACAGGTCCACGACCGTATCTTTCATTTGATGCTTTCATATACCTGGAGATAACCCAAGGAAATGAGTTTAGTTCTTTTGACAGAAGCTTATCGTCACCTTCTTTGGTCATAATGCAGTAGTGAATATAATTTTTTTCTGTGTAAGTCGCCTCAAGCAGCTCAATCTCTTTTGTCGGGTCTTCAGCGTAGCGTGCAGCTAACTCCGTAGGGATTACTATGCCAGGAAACTCAACCTCTAATACCTTAAAAGGTCTTTTTAACTCACGGTAAACCGTATCAACTGTACCATTTGGACCTTCGTCAAAGGTTATGTGATAGCTAGGAATAGCAGTGTATCTAATTGGAGTAATCTCATCCCCAGGGCTAATCATTAGTACAGCTGTACCAACAGCTAGGTCTAACAAGAACTCACCCATTGCCAGGTCAAAACCTGATTGTGCCATAACCCCAAACATTTTTTCGGTGTACATATCCAGCACTTTTTGAATATCAATTTTCTTTTCATCGGGGATTTCGTTGCCAGGAACCAAGCGGCACCAGCTACGTTGCGGTGGAAATAAGCTGGATTGAATTTTATTGGCAAACCTAGAAGTAGAATTTATTGCTGTTGAGTCGAAGACCCTTCGCATTTTGTTCTGACCAGGGACACTGTCAGCGTAACCATCGTACAAATTACGCATAGGGAGAGCAAACTCGTATGCCTCCTCATAAATATTTCGCCACTGTTCTTTGTGAGCAGCTGCTTTTTTATATCTGCTTTTTAATGCCTGGACAGAAAGGACCATTTAGTAACCTTTTTTCTTAGACGTATATTTCTTAATCGCCGCCTTCATCGGTGCGCTCTTCGATGTCATTTTTGTCTTTAGTGGCTTTTTGACCGCGCTGGCTTTTTTCATCTTCTTGGTGCTCTCTGTGTTTAGGGTTTCTTAAATATTGCTTCATACTATCCTCTAGGGTTTCTTCCCGCGCCAAGTGAACGCTTTAGTGTCAATCGACCTTCACCAAATGGGTCAGTAACTGTTGAATCCATAAGTAATTTTCGTCCACCTTTAGCTCGACGACTTAAACGTTCTTGAAGGCCCGCGTTTCTTTTGTCAGATTCAGCTTTAGCCGCTGCCTCGTTTTCAGAAATACGTTGGTTAACACTTGGGTCAATCGGCCTACGTTTAGGTTTTAGTTTTTTTACAATTCCAGACATTATTCAATCCTTGCGTACATGTAATAATCTGAACCATCCGGTCCATACTTCCTTAAAACTGCCTCGCGCTCAAAATAACATCGTTTAGCCCACCTGTCAGCGTGTAAATTCAGTGAACACACTGTGAACTGTACCCGATTTGGCCTAGTATTCTCCCAAAAGTAGTCAAAAAACTGCAAGGCACGCCGATGAAATGGAATGGTATTCTTCTTTAAATCTCTGCCTGGCACCATCCAGAATTCATAAACGCCAGGCCAAAGCTCAAAAACTCCAACCACACCTGAGATTTTACCAGAGATAATTATGGTATAAGCAAGCCCTTGTTCTGCAAAACTGGCGAAGTGGCTGCGATAATCTGGGAAATCCTTTAAGTTTTTAAGGTCAAACTTGTTTAGCTCTAGGTGTTCGTAGTGATAAAGTTTAAAATCTATTAATTTATCATCAGGATAATTAACTTTTAAAACATCGTTTAAAGTTCTAACCGAATACGTCAAAATCTAATACCTTTGCTTGAGAAACTGAATTGCGACTTCTAGACGGGCTGCGTGTCATGATGTTGTGCTCACTGCCTAGCAAGCAATATCCCAGAGCATCGCCAACGTGGGAGTGTTCATTTTTATTTGGTGAGTCCTTAAAGCGTTCTTGACCAGCGCCCATTGCAATTCTTCTAAAATGATAGCCACCGTTTAAGCTTTTTCGTAATCTCATGCATTTTCTATCGATAAGAAAGCCAGGTTTACCATCGATAAGCCTACCCATCGGAATAGCAGCTGCTTCTCTTCTGGTTCTAAATTCGTTTGTTGCAGTCGGCCTGGCTAGGATGCCGTGAGTTTTAAGATGGTCAAATGAGGTTGTCTCGTAAATCTGATCTCGTGACATACCAGCAGGGTCGCCCCAGACACTGGTTTCAAATCGAGGAAATCTGCTTTCAAGCTCTGATTTAAGCATTGAGCAAAATCTTTCCAGGCCCATATCCTGAGTTACAAGTTCATGGAGAATATGCCAGGTGTTGTTTTTCATTCGCTGAGCAAACACAGCTGCGGGTGTTAATC